TTTTAAGTTTTCCACTCTTCTTCTCCGTTTTCTTCGGCTTCGTTGCCGATTGAGTAGGTACTTCGACGATGGGATAATCGCCAGCATAAGCCACGAACTTAGGACGTCCGAAGCCTACGATCTCTTTTCCGCTTAGGTATTCCCGCTCTTTAATCATGACCATTCCGCCGTTACGCTGATCGCCAGTTCCCGAAGTGTTACCTTCGATGGTGATAACCGTCTTAAACTTAACTCCGACGACGATTCCGATGTGGCTAATACGATCGACGCCATCATGCGGAAAGTCCATAAATGCAAGATCGCCGATCTTTGGCTCTGCTACGACCCAGCGATTTACTTCTTTAAGCTTATGCGCGCCCGCGGCTGTGGAGACCATTGATGGAAGCTTTACGCCCGCTTCGTGGAAACACCAATTAACGAAAGATCCGCACCATGGCAGACCGTCGGCTTTAGTAAACTTTCCATACTTTGTAAGATTGTCGCCTTCTTCGATCGTTCCGACTTCCGCGAGTGCTACTTCTACGACTGCCGCAGCTGTTCCGACTGGGTAAGTCATGACAGAAGTAGCTTCGCTTCGTCGTCAGTAATTCCTAATTTCGTAAGCAATGCAGCCTTTTCGGCAGCTTTTGTTGCCTCTGCATTTTTCTCAGCAATCTCAGCGGCTTCCTTTGCGTTAAATTGCGCCAATTCCTCGGCGTTCATCTCACGCGTAATAATCTCATCAGTTGCGACATTGTGGATTGTTATCATTCGTATTGTCATTATTTCACTCCATAAATGTAGATGTTGCCTTGAGCAGTAAAGTTTTGACCGCCTGCGCTTAAAAATTGGATACTTGAGATTGCTGATGTGGCTCGAAAACTACCAACGACAGTCAACGCTTTTCTGCCACTTGCCGTTCCGCCGATGTAAGTCGTATTGATTGCGACCAATTTGTTAGGCGTAGTGTCGGTGTATCTTGGAATAGTGATGACAGAAACAATGTTATTGACATTAGTGGTTGTTGTTGCACCTTGTAACCAACGAATTTCGCTTGTATTTGCGTTACCAGATGAAGTGTTGTTAATTAACTCTAAAGCGCCCCAAGTGTAATTGCCACTTGATGTTACGGTATTAAATTGCAATGCAGCATTGTTATCTACTGCGACCATTGCAGCGTTCGCCATCACAATTACTAATTGATTGTAGGTCTGGTCAATTCCTGTTATCGAAATGGTGTCTACAGCCGTGATTGCGGTTGTGGATAATAAAGTCATTCCACCACCAGCCGCGGGAGTTGCCCATGAAGGCAGACCACCCGCAACAGTAAGAATCTGACCAGTGCTTCCGATACCAAGTCGCGCGGGAGTTGATCCACTTGATGAGTAAATCGTGTCGCCAGTAGTAGTCATCGGGTTAGTCATGCCCGCAGCGTCATTAGACCAGACGAAGTCCATGTCTGCATTAGAGTTTTTAGCTAGAACCTGTCCAGTCGTTCCGCCTTTGAGATCTACTAATGACGCATCGATAGAATCGCCAAGCGTCTCGATCGCTGTCGCTCCGTCTTTGACCAAGTCTGTCGAAGTCGGTACGACCCAGCCGAAGTTAGGTGTCGTCGTTGCCATGTTTTCTCCTTTATGCGACTACTGTCGCTTCCAACCAGGTAAGTGTAGGGCTAAGAGTGTTCCAAGTTTCGGAAGCTGGAACGTCATTCCAGCGGAACGCGTCGAGTGAATAAGACACTGGCGTAACGTAAAGATCGATAGCCAGAGAGTTATAGCCAGCCGAGAATCTCCAGCCTTCGACGAATCCTTGGAACGCTAGGCCCATGTTTGCGGGTAGGTCTGTAATGTTTACAGGCATTCCCATAAAGACGCCGATAAGAGAATTACGGTCTGAATCGCTTACGTTAGGGCTTCCCAGCGGATAGCGAATCGACTCGAAGTTAGCTCTAGGGTAGGCGCGAAGAGCTAGATAGAACGCGGCTTGATTGGTTGCGTCGATTGTCTTTTCTAGCGAAGTCTGAATGTTCTGCGCCAGTGATCCGTAAAGTGCGATAGAAGCTGGATCGTCGTCTGTTACTAGCTGGCCGTTTTTATAAGTGATCGTAATGGAATTACGAACGTCGCCCGCTCTAGTCGATGTCTGGAGACCGCTGGAATAAGCGTCTAGAGCTGAAAGATCGACGTAACCGTTCGCAGCTAGATAAGTGCCTCTTCTAGTCGAATCGGCATACCCGATGCGGCCTTGGGAATCTTCGTAGATGTAACCGAGTCCAGAAGTTGCTAAAGCTGAGACCAGAGAATAAGCATCTGTAACGTCTGCGCTTCGATCTGTTAGTTCGTAATTCCCGGGACGGTCGATCTCACCGACTCCACTATTTTCGGCGTTAGCCCATGTCGTAGTAGCGTCATAAGCTGCCCAAGTGAGAGCGGCTGGAACTTCATTCCAAGCTCCGTAAAGAATGCCGTCAAGTACGTCGTAAATCTGATCTCCATCGAAATCTTTAGATAAGACGCCTTCGGTTAATACCTTCGGAAGACGTGAAAGCGCGCCAAGAGCTGTAATGGTCGTAGTCTGAACGAGTCCACCCGTTCCCGATCTTTCCACTGTCGTAAGAATGTCGCTAACACTTCCGCCGAAGATAGCCACTGGAGTAGCTGCGGAGTTTTGCACGAAGACAGTTATCCCAGAGTTAATCGCTACGGTTACAGGCTGGTCGTCGATGTTGAGAATTGATAAATTACAGTAGCCCGCTACCGCTTGCTGATAGATGTCGCGACGACCTGATTCGATGGTGAGATTTGCGAGAGTTATGTTTCGATACTCGACTCCATCGATGAGAACGCTCCAGACTGGAATCCACTGGGTCATACTGCGAACAACGCTCCCGCGCCAAGAGTGCCGCGCGCTTGGGATTTATTGAGTACGTCGACGATCGTTCTCGCTGCCGATTCTGGATCTCCGACTATACCCATGTTTACAGTTACGCGAGCAGCGGCATTAGATTCGCGCTCTGCTCGAAGTCTGGCTGTCTCGGCTTTTAGCTCTTCGCGTCGTAGGATCGCCGCTTGCATGGCTGGAGAATAAACTCCGATGTCTGCTCCTGTAGCTGGCGAAATAATGCCCGTAAGTCCTGTTCCCGCTCCAGTTTGGAAAGGATTTTGGATAGCACCGCCGCCGTCGGTATCTTGGAAGTCGATCTTAGCTTTTAAGTCTTTACTATTACCGCTACTAAAGAAATTGGTAACGGGATTATCACGAACGAAGTCGATAATCTTTTTTACCGCGTTAAAGGTATTAGTCAAGAATCCGACTAACTTGGAGAATGTATTAACCAAGCCAGCAGCAATTAAGGCGATTCCTTCTAGTGCGATCTTAAATGCTCCACCAAGAAGCGGAGCTAGATTGTCTTTCGTAAATGTCCAGACAGCCTTAAACAGTGACAGAAGCGGAGCGAGTTCGTCCGAGTTAGAAGCTACGGCGTTCTTTATGATGTTAAAAGCATTAGCTAGGCCGCGAAGAGCTGGGCCGAAGATTGCGCCTAATGCTGGAATGAACTCGTTAGCCAAGAAGTTAAAGACAGCTTTAATAATTGGTAAAAGATCATCGCGAACGACCGTAAAGATAGACGTAAAGGCTGGGCCGAGAGTGTTAGATAAGCCAGCGGCGAAGTTCTGAATCGCTGGGATTCCTTGATTAACGAATCCAGATAGAAGCGGAGTAAGCGCATCTAGAACGTAAGAACCGACGGTCTCTTTCGCTTCATCGAATGCGACGCTAAGACGCTGCATCTTGCCTTGGAACGTGTCCGCTTGCTTAGAAGCTTGGCCCTCGAAAGTCTTAGCCAGAGAAGCCGTCACCTGATCCATCGTCATAGTTTTAAGCTGAGCAGCTGATAGTCCTACGCCGAGTCTTCCCAGAGCTGCCGTATTACCTTCGGCCGCCCTAGCCATGGCGTTCGTGACTGCTTCGAGAGACTTGCCACTTCCAGCGGCGACATCGATCGCGATGGCTTGCAGCTGTTGAGCTTTATCTACGTCTTTAGTAGCGCGTAAAAGTCGATCCAATGACGGACGAAGCTCATCGTCTGTAATACCAGTAAGAAGCGACGTCTTAGTTATCTGTTCTTCTACAGCTGCGATCTGTGCTTCTGTCGCGCCAGTAACGTTTTCTAAAGTAGCGGCTAACTTGGCTTGGGCTGCTTCGTCCGCGATTGCAGACTTAACGCCATCGATAAGAAGCTTACCCGCGTAAGCTGCGGCGGCTACTGTGGCAGCTGCGAAAGCGGCAGCGGCTACCTTGCCGAACTTTCCGATCTTGTCGGAGAATCCTTCGACTTCTGTCTGTGCGCCTTTTACTCCGCGTTTTAATTCGTCGAAGTCTGCGTCGAAAGTTATCTTTACTTTTGGAATGCCAGCCATTAGTCGAGACCTACTTTCTTAATTACGCCCTGAATGAGATCTATGTATTCTTTTGCGACGATAGGCGTGTAATAGTCAACAGCTGGAGCGATCCAGTAGCCGCGCTTATTGCGCGGAGCTTTAAATCTGTCTGTATAAGCGCGACCAAGCGAATCCGTACCGCGTCCGCCGCCGTATTCCGTTCCCCATAGAAGCGCGCCCGCTGGAGCTGCGTTCTGGCGTACTCGGCCTTTACCGCTCTTCGATGTCTCGCCGCCGTACTTACGACCGACCTTCTTAGGGCCGCCGATGTCTACGCGAATGAGACGATCGCGCTTGGCTGTAATGGTAGAAGCTACGAGCTTAGTCTGTGGAGCTGGCGCGCCTTGCGCGCTCATCATGAGCTGGCCAGCCAGACGCTTCGACAGTGGAAGAGCTGCGTCGCGAATCTGATTCTGTGTTTCTTTATCGAGAAGATTAAGCGTCTGGATCAAGTTTTTAAGCGCGGCTGGCTCGACCTCTATCGAGTAGACGCCCTTTTTACTTGCCATTCTGCCTCTCCAAGATCTCTATAGCTGTGAGTAAATCTTCCACCGTCTTCCACTCGCTCATCGGAATACGAGTCGCGATCGCTACTTCTATAAGTGTGCGATTTAAGCTTCCGACGGGCCAGCTTTTGGGTCTGTCTTCTTACTTGTAATGCTCTC